AGACCAGCTTACCGGAGAGTTCAACCCCGAAACAGGTGAAGAATTAACTGAAAGCGTTTTAGTACAGACTAGCATTGAGCCGCTGGATGCTCAGGTAGAACAATCTGTTTATGACGAAGAAGGCAACTTGCTGGGCACCGAAACGGTAGACAACCCACTAATCGTTAAGGACGATGCGGAAAGAGCCGTGGCTCAAAGCGTGGTCGATTCAAACACTTTTATTGCCTAATTAACGGCGGGACTATACTAATGGCAAGTACAATTAAACTTAAGAATGGTACTGGTGTCCCCTTAGTTGGGGATTTAGTTCAGGGGGAACCAGCCTTTGACTTAACTAATAAGAGGTTGTACACGGAGGACGCAAGTGGTGCTGTAATTGAGGTGGGGACTAACCCCAGCACTCTTAGTGTAACTGGCGCTGCTACTTTTGGTGGTGCTGTAGATATCGGTGGCGCTATTTCTATAAACGGTGATGAAACTGTAGGTAATGACGGTGTTTCGTCGTACTGGAAAGCTACGTCAGGTACTCATTATTTTCAAACTGGGGGTGCTACCAAAATGACCCTCGACGCCAATGGCATCGTGAGTATTGGTACGGCACTAGCAGAAAATTCGGTAGGTGTTTATGCTTTTGGAACATCAGCTGAGTTGCGAATTAAGGACGGTGAGGAAAACGGCACAGCTCAAATAAGCATATACAACCTTAACACTACGGATGACTCAGAGCAGTTCTTTGTTGCGATGAATGGTGCTGATGTAGACATAGGAAACAAAAGGGATGCATTGAAACTTTTTGCTGGGGGCAGCGAACGCATGCGCATAGCCTCCAGCGGTAACGTGGGTATTGGTACTAGTGAGCCTCAAACATCTTTGTCGATTGAAACATCTGGCACTCAGGATGTTGTATCGCCTGTTGTTACTGGGCAGACAGCGGGCGTTACTTATGGTGGCTTATACACTGTTCGTGACGGTGCTGGTGACCAACGTGGATTAGACTTAAAGGTCTATACAGCCAATGTCGGTCTAAACACAGCCATGCGCATAGACTCCAGCGGCAATTTGGGTTTGAGTGTTACGCCTAGTGCTTGGACTGGCTACCAAGCAATGCAATTTCCATATGGCGGTGCGCTTGCTGCGTATACCGGAGGCGCAGTACCCATTGTGCAGCTTTCGTCTAATACCTATCATGTTTCAGGGGTTGGAGACAAGTATGTCATGTCAGCCGCCGCTGCTAAGTATCAGCTTAACCAAGGTCAACACGTCTGGTCTACAGCCCCATCTGGAACAGCAGATGCCGTTCAATCGTTTACGCCTCACATGACCCTCGACGCCAGCGGGAATCTGTCCATTGCAACTGGAAAATTAAACATAGCCACGACAGTTACTCCGGCATCAGCCTCATCTGCGGGAACCACGGGCGACATTGTTTGGGATGCTAGTTACATTTACGTATGCACAGCCACGAATACGTGGAAACGCACCGCAATAGCCACATGGTAAGGAACATTTATGGAACACCTATTCACACTTTACGTAGTAGCAACCTCCTTAGTAACTTTAGCCAGTGTTGTAGCTAACTATACTGACACACCTAAGGACGACGTATGGGTAGCTAAAGCCTACAAAGTCTTAGAGATGTTTGCATTCCTTAACAACAAAGCAAAGCAGGTTTAAGTTATGCAGGAAGAGACTAAAGCAGTTATGGACGTTGTAGCTATAGGGGGTACTGTAGGTACTGTCGCGGGTATGTTGCCACCATTGGCTGCTTTAGTAACTATCCTGTGGACCTGTTTACGCATTTGGGAGATGGAAACAGTTCAGAACTTTATTAATAGAAATAAAGAATGATACCCCAAATTATAGCCGGTGTTGTAGGTTTAACTTCTAATTGGTTAGACAATAAAAAGTCTAAGCAACAGGCTACCCACGAGAAAGACCTTGAGGTTATAAAGAATACAACTGATTGGGAAGTACAGCAAGCAAAGAACTCCCAAAACTCTTGGAAGGACGAATGGTTTACTGTTGTACTTAGCGTACCCCTTGTTGGAGCCTTTGTTCCAACTATGGTCCCTTATATCCATGAAGGCTTTAGAGTACTAAATGATATGCCTGACTTCTACAAAGGGTTCTTAGGTGCTGCCATAGCTGCCTCCTTTGGCATTAAGGCATTGACTAAGTGGGGTAGTAAGTAATGGCCTTTGGTTCTGAGTTAGCAATAGACGAAGACCTTCTTCGTGGTTACAATTTTAATAAGCCTATGGTGCCTACTCGTATTAACCCCCCTGAGCCTTCACTACAGGCCGGTGGGGGCGGTATTAACTACGACAGCTCTACTGCCGTTACTGTACCCACTACAGTGGCTCCTGTGGCTTCTACAGCGCCTGTGACTGACACAAACTGGATGGATATAGTTAATGCTTCATTAGCAGCAAAGAATCCATTAGGGCCTTCTACTGCGAGAGAGCCTCTCCCCGCTGATGCGTCTATACAAGAACAAATTGCTTACTATTCAAGACAAAATGATCCGGACTTTCAAAGTATCTTAAGTGGTACTGCTGGGGAAGATCAATCTCCTATAATTGGGACGGCAAGGTACTTTCAAGAGGAACTAGCGAAGGGTCGTAGTATAGGGGATATTATTGCTGGTGGTGTTGGAATTAAGGGCAATTTTGAAGACCCTTATCTTCGAGAATACTCGCGTAGGTTGGGAGGTTCTCCTGCACGTTTAATAATACCTAACTCATCTAGCTCGGCTGCTGCTGGGTTAATAGGGCATGACGACAGCGCCAAAGTGTTCTTTAACCCCGGACCCGGCATTGATCTTAATAAGATATACCGTAACTTAGCTGGGAAAGGTACATGGAGTATTCCTGAGGGTGGAGGCACTCCGGGTTCTTACGATATTGTTTACACCCCTAAAGGCTATGACCCACGGGCTGGAGGCAGTGGTATTTTTAATGATTACTTAATGCCCGTAGCACAAGGGGTAATGAGTTATTTTAATCCTGTGGCGGGGGCGACCTTTGCGGCAACTAAAGCTGCTGCTGGTGAAGACTTAACCGCAGGAGACATAGCGTCATTAGTAACTGGGGGTTTAGAGGCTACGGGTCTAATGGTTAAGCCTGTAGCAGCTAAAGCAGCCACAGCCACAGCTCCAGCTACAGAAGCCATTGAGGGTGTGGGTTTGTTGGGGAATACCTATGAGGCCTCTAAAAAAGCTCTGGACGTAGCTTTGGCTGCTGCCGACGGTAATTTACCTGCTGCCGTTGTGTCTGCCTTTGGTGGTGACTTAACTGAAAAGGCATTGGACAGTGTAGGTTTATCTACTGATGTGTTAAAGGAATTTAACGTTAATCAAGACGATTTAGTTAAGGGTTTATTAACTACTGAGAAAGCACTTGTATCCGGTTCAGACCTTGGGGATGCTTTACTTAAGGGTGTTGGTACTTACATTAAGGAAGGTGGGGCGTTTGGTGAGGGTATTCCGGGGTTTGAGACACCGGATATAATCAAGAAATTGGAAGACGTGGTAAAGGTTGTGGGTAGTCAGATAGACGACGTTATTCTACAACCAGTTAAAGAAACAGTACCTGTATTAGTAGAGGCAGCTAAGGAAGCCGTTAGGCCCGTTGTGGAGGCCGGTAGTGCTATTAACAGGGAAGTAGTTAAGCCTGTAGTGGGAGCTATAGGGGACGTAGCTAAGGCCACAGGTGACGTTATACAGACCGTTACTGAGCCTGTGATAGACGTTATTGATGATGTCTTAGACAGTAGCTACGATGCAATTAATCAACTGGATAACTTTATAGACGACATAGACCTTCCGGACATTAACGCTCCGGACATTAATTTACCGAACATTAATTTGCCCAGTTTAAATTACTCCCCTTCCTTTTCTTTCCAAACAGGCGGCGGTGGCGGTCAGGGTGCAAGAAGATCACCAAAAGAAGCTAAGGAAAGTAGTGAATTTATGGGGTTAGGATTTAGCCCGGAAGAACTGGAATTAGCTCGGCAGTTTGCCATTACGAGACGATAACTAAATGACTTACTTAGAATTGGTTAATGCAGTGCTACGGCGCTTACGTGTAGATCAAGTAACAACAGTTGCTGAAACAGACTACTCTTTGCTTATTGGGGACTTTATTAATGACGCTAAAGCAAGCGTTGAGGTTGCATGGGACTGGTCTGCTTTACGAACTACCCTGACTGTTAGTACTACAGCCGCTATCTTTAATTATGCTTTAACCGGTAGTCAAAACAATATAAAAGTACTTGACGTTATTAATGATACGTCTAATTCTTTTATGCAGTATAGGGATTCTCATTGGATGAATAATGTATTCTTAAACAGTGACCCAGCAGTGGGCATACCTTACTACTACAGCTTTAATGGTGTAAACGTTAATGGGGATACTTTAGTTGATGTCTATCCTATCCCTGAAGGTGCTTATGAGCTTAGGTTTAACGTTATCCTAAGAAACCCTGAATTGGTTTTAGACACTGACTCTTTGCTTATCCCCTCTAAACCCATTATTCATTTAGCATTAGCATTAGCAGCCAGAGAAAGAGGAGAGACTGGTGGAACTACCACTCCCGAATACTTTGTTGTAGCTGATAATTATCTTTCTGATGCTATTGCAATGGACGCAAACAAACACCCAGAAGAACTTATCTTTAGGGAAGTGTAATGGCTAATCCTCTACAAAGTATTAACATAGCAGCACCCGGCTTTAGGGGTCTTAATACTCAGGACTCCCCTATAGGTCTTGACCCTTCCTTTTGTTCCATAGCTAATAACTGTGTAATAGATCAGTACGGTAGGATAGGGGCACGTAAGGGGCGTGAGGCAGTCACTGTAGACGCTACGCCCTTAGGTGCCAGTGTAGGGACCACTAAGATAAGGGAGTACATAAGCTCTACCGGTGTGTCTACTGTATTCTCTACGGGTAACAATAAGATCTTTACTGGCACTACAGCACTAACTGACGTAACGCCAGCAGGCTATGTACCGACTGGAGACAACTGGAAGATAGTAAACTTTAATTATCATTGTTACTTCTTTCAAAGAGGACACGAGCCTT